AATACGTCTATGTATTGTTTTTCTTCTGTAATCTTTTCAAGCTCTTTTTTACTATCCTCTAAGTCAGTCTTTAATTGTTTTAGTTGTTCTGAAATATTTACGGCGCTCGCACTTTTATCTTCAAGTAATAATAACTCCTGATGTATCTTTTCACTATACTTTTTTAACTCGTCAACAGACGTATCAATCTTTACAATCTCTAAGTTTAGATTTCTTATCTTTTCTGATATTGAATTAAATTCGTTTACTCTTGTTTCTGTCTTTATAATTTCATCTAGTAACTCTTTTAATCCATCTTCTAATTTTATTATCGTGGCCTTTTCTTTTGCCATCTTTGTAACTTTAAAATTGTTTTGTATACCCTGTGTACACGTTGGACAGTTATCATTATTTTGAAAAAACTCTAGTGTTCTTTTGTGATTTAAAAGATTTGTTTCTATCTTTGCCTCTAACTTTGAAAGCGAATTAACTTTTTTATTAACCTTTTCTTGGTCAGTCAATAATATATTACAATCATCAATCTCTTTATTTAACTCACTCATACGATTTAGATAATTTTCTAAATCTTGTTTATTCTTTTTTATAACACTCTCTTTTAAATCTTTTTCACTTATATCTCTATTTTGTAATTCGTTAAAGTGTTTTGTTTCAATCTCATACTTTGAGTCAATAAGGTCACACTTATGTTTTAGACTTGTAATTTTTTCTGTAAGTTCTGTCTGTTGATTTCTTAATAAAACGTCCATATTTCCAAACACTCTTATGTCTAGTATCTCTTCCACAACCTCTCTGCGGTGTCTAGGACGTAGTCTCATAAATGGCTCGTAAGATGATGACCCTAGTATTACAACCTGTACAAAGGATCTGTAATTTAATTTTAATATGTTATTTTCTAAGTATCGCTGATAGTCAATGCTTGATGCATCTTGATTTAATAATTCGTCATCTAAGTATATCTCAAACTTTGTTGGTTTAACTCCTCTTATGATACGATACTCTTTTGTTCCTGATGTAAAAAGAAGTTCTACCTCCATATCGTTATCATTAATTGTATTTACAATCTGTTCTTTTTTTATAAGTCTAAATGGTCTATTAAATAGAGCAAAACAAACTGCGTCTAATAGTGTAGATTTACCACTACCGTTTGCACCAATGATAAGTGTAGTCGGTGATTGATTTAATATAATCTCTATCGGCGTGTTACCGGTAGAAAGAAAGTTTTTCCATCTAATTTTTTTAAAAACAATCATTCACTTGCCTCAACATATAATTCTTTTACATAACCTTTAAGTTTTATTCTATCTAATTTTGTATCAATCTGGTCTATATAATTATTTAAAAAAGTAAGAGTGTCTTCACCCTGCTCTAGTATATTCTCTTTTACCGTTGCAGTCAAGTCGTTACTAGGGTCTTCAATAATGTTTAGTTCATAAACGTTAATCTTATTGTTTAATCTATCAACTAGAGAATCAAATACATCTGTATCTTTTTTAGATGATATAATTAATTTAACAAAACAATTTTCATATTCAGATAAATCTTTTATATTATAGTTTTCTTTTGTATCATCATATATAAGTTTTTTAAATATACGTAAAGGGTTTGGTATTCTTGTAAGTTCTCTATTTGATGTATCAAATATGTGAAAACCCTTTGGGCATAAAAAATCTGACCAAGTCATCTCGTAGGGAGTACCAAGATAATAGATATGTTTATCATCTGATTTTTTATGAAAGTGACCAGACATTACTTTTTCAAATCTTTTAAATTGACCTCGTTCAAGACCCTGTTCATTTAGATAACCTCTATGCATCTCAAAACCTTTTATCTCTAAATGACCCATACATATCTGTGCGTTTGAATTATCAATCTCGTATATAGACTTTTCCATATTTGCATCACATATCCAAGGAACAAATAATATATCAAGCCCATCAAAGTTCATTGTCTTTGGTTCAGTATAAATCCAAGGTTCATTTACACCATCAAACGTTGTAATTAATTGTTGCATAGCATTTACTTCGTTTGTATTTTTATAATACGTGTCGTGATTACCAATAATAACGTGTGTATCAATCTTTAGTTCCCATAATCTTTTCCAAAACTTATTTTGAAAGTTATGAGCTATCTGAAAATTAATAAACTTTCTACGGTCAACAATATCACCTAAATGTATGAGTGTCTTTATATTATTTTCTATTATGTATGGAAAAAATATCTCATCAAAAAATCTATTTTGATAATTCATAAATGCGGGCGAATCATTACGACAACCGAAGTGCGTGTCGTTCAACAGTGCAATCTTCATTTTAAGTTAAAAAATATTCTAGTGTATTTTTTTTTCTTTTACTTTTAATTCTTCTTTGTTTTTCTTGTTTAATCTCTTTATATGTAGATAGTCTCTCTATCTTTGGTGTTTCTTCTATCGGTAAATTTTTTTTTAAAAATTCTGTAAATTGATTTGAAAATTCTTTATCTTCACCCGGCATGAGTGACATATCATCAAAGTTAGAGTCTGTAAGTATCTTGTGTTTTATAATTACTTGTTTCTTTTCTTTTTGTATTCTTCTTACAAAGGCGTAGTATATAATCTGTGTAAAATAAGCAAATGGATTTTTAGATTTTACCGGGTCAAAATTATCCAAATACTGTAGACAGTTTTCAATACCGTCGGATATCATATCATCTCTAAACGTATAGTTTATAAAATTAGGTCTATACGATAAGTGATTTGCAATCTTTAAAAAACATTGTCCTATATAATCTGACGCAGGTGGCTTGGGACTACCATCTCTTTTTGCCTTTTTACAGAGTTTTCTATACTCAATCATAGCCAAAAGAAAGTCTTTATTATTTACATAATGTTCTTTTTTTGTATTCATAATTTATATTACAACACCTTTTATTTTTTGTCAAGTAAGTGGTTGACTTTTTTCAGTTTTTATGTATAATAGAGCTTGTAGAGCGTTACCGAGAGATAGAGTAGGGTAACTAGTGTAGCGTCTTTTTAATCGTAGAATATTTTTCAAAATTAATTTCATTATTTGTCTTTTTTTCAACTTCATCTTTTGTTTCAAAATTTGTCCCGGCGGGGTACATATTTTCAATCAAATCATATCTTTTAGAAACGTCAAGATAGCTCTTTGACATTTCGTTTGTTGCACTTGTAATTGTAAGTATCTTATCTTTTGGTATTGTTATGACCTGGTCGTTTGTATAACCTGTCCATTTTATTAACGCCACATAATCTCTTAAACCTCTGGCCGTTAATTGTGATATGTATTTAATCTGTAATGGTTTTTCAAGTCTTACAAGCGGTGATGCCTCGTCTAGCTGTTCTTTTGGCAAAACGCAAACAATATCATCGCCGTTAATAAGTTTAATTATCTTTACTAATTCTATCGTTTGATGCATTGTTTAAATCTATGTTGTGTATCTCGTAATTAAAGTTTTCACTTGTGTATATATTTATTCTTTCTCTAAAGTGCGCTAACGTATAATTTTCTTTTTCTTTATATGTTAAATCGTCTGCGATATCGTAGAGTGTCGCCGAAGACTCATTGTCTTTTAATCGTAATCCTCTACCGATACTTTGTAGATTTCGAATACGAGATTTACTTGGACTTGCAAATATAATATTGTGTAGATTTCTAATATTGATACCTGTGCTAAAGGTTCCGTAACTTGCAATAATAATTGCGTTCTCAGATTTTTCTGTAATAAAACGAACCTTCTCTCTTTCTTCGGCTTCGACACCGCCATAGACAAAAAATACTTTTCGATTGTCTGCCTTTTGTTCAATTAAATCTTTTAATAATAAACCGTGTTTTTCAACATATTGAAATAGACATAGTGTATTACCTTCAAGTGATAAACAAAGATTTCGAATAAATTTGTTTCTCTGTGTATTTGATACAAGATAGTCCATCTCTTCCTGATATGTTTTGTCTTTTAAAAAGTGACAGGCCTGTGCAGAGTGTTTTAAAATTAAACAATAAATTTTTAAATCGGCGAGTTGTTTTTTCTCTTGTAGTTCTGATGTAGAGACCACTTTATTTACTGCACCAAAGAGACCCTCTAATACTAACTTGTGTGTCTTTGAACCGTCAAGTGTTCCAGTAAGACCAATACGATACTTACAATCTTCAAGTTTTGTCATTAGTTTTGTAAGAGATACGGCCTTAAAAAGATGAGCCTCGTCACCAACAATCATACCAAAAGACTTAAACCATTTTTTAGGTAGATTATATACAGACTGCCAGGTAGAAATAATTACATTCTTATTCGTATCTTTTTCGTGACCTGAATAAATTTTATGTATATTTTTTTGTGAGTTCCAACCATAGTCATTAAAATCTTTGTACAACTGTTCAACCAGAGATGTTGTGGGTACAATTATAAGTATCTTATTATTTGTTTTTTCTTTTAAACGTAATAGATTAAATCTTACAAGTAAATAGATAATAAGAGACTTTCCAGAGGCCGTAGGTGATAGTAACAAACAGCGACTCTTTTTAATTGAGTGTGTAAACCCTTCTTTTTGATAGTCTCTTATACTCATTGGTATCTTTAGAGCCTTTATAAACTCATCTACACTCTTTTCGTCTATTACAACATCTTTTATCTTTGTACCATCTACGACCTGTACTTTATTTTCATTACACCAGTTTACAATATAAGGATATAGACCGGCATAGATTTGACCAGTCGCATAAGAAAAAAGTCGAATTTTACCGTCCCAGTATCGTCCTCTAAACGCTGGCATAAATTTATAACCCGGTACTTCAAAAGTAAAATGTTCTGAAAGTTCTCTACGTATAGAGTCTTCTGCCTCTATCTTTAGATAGACTTCATTTTTTTTATCTATGATGATATATTTTGTTGGTGTCATTACACAAAAGATGGGCCAACATACCAACCCACTAATACTTTTCTTGTACCTTGTGTTACAGGATTTACTTTATGCCAAACAAAAGATGGAAATGTTATAATTGTGCCCTGTGTAAATTTATCACTTAATTTTATATTGATATGTTTTTCTGGTTTAGGGTTTGGTTTAGATATTTCAAACTCACCGCCTTCATAATTATCATTTAAACAAATTGTAAAACTTATTTTTCGTATATAACCATTTGCATATGGTTTTGAGTGACTATCAATGTGCCAATCATAATGGTCGTTTATGTCATAAACTGTGTATTGTAATGGCTCTAATTCAACTATATTAAAGTTCCATTTTGCCTTTTTATTGTGTTCAAAAAGTATGGGTAGTATCTGTGTAATTACGTTGTTATCTTTTATCCAAGATATCTTTGAATTTCTTTTACTTGTATCTTTTGCCTGTTTATCTAAATTGGCAGATAACTTTGTATTTTTTTCTCCAAGAGTAATAATCTCATCACAAAATTTTTTATTAAAATAACCTACGGATATACAATGATTGTTTTCTAAAAACATTATACGGCACCGCTTGTAAAACGCCTCCACTCAATTGCATTTTTAATCATAAAGGTTCTATTTGTAATACCTCGTAGTGTTCTTTCTAAAAAGTCAACAGTGGTAGTAAGATACGATACTTTTGATATCGCATTTTGTATTTCTATATCTGCCTCTATATAACGTT